CGTTGTTTGAGGCGTATCCAAACAAATTAAAAACAATTATGAGAATATGCAGACAGTGCAAGAATAATGGCGAAGCGGCAAAAGCAGTACAAAAAGAGATAGCGCCGTATGGATGGCATGCAGTTAGCGGAAACGAAGTTGAATATACTTTCATGGGATTTACAGCAGGTCTGGAAATTACGGTCAAAAAGGAAAAAGTAACAATGAAGTACGACCGCCTGATCGTAGAAGCGAAAAATTTATATGATCCATATTCACCGGAATTTGATGCAGAGGAAGAACGCTGCCAAAAAGCATCAGATCAGGAAGAAAACGCTACCAAAAAGCAGCAGGACGAAAAGTCAAACACTTGGGGAATGATTCCAAGCACATGGGAGGAAGTGCTTAAAGATATTCAGATACCGACAAGCACAGAAATAACAGGCTATTTGTATGACGAGGAAAGAAAACTCAAAGAAATTCTTGAAGCAGAAGAAAAAGAGCCAGGTTTTCCATGGATGGCAATTTACAGGCAGCAGTTAATCGTCGGAGGACTTAGAATCATCAAAAAGATAATCGAAAGTCAGGAGGACTAACAATTGCAGGAAAAACCGTTTTATGTTCATATTGAGCTGCACAAGAAAATCGTAAAGAACGCATGGATTATCAGCTATGAGGAAAGAAAAATCCTTGTAATCGAATTTCAGGAAACTGTTACAGAGGATGAAAGCGTTGCATATGTATTCGCCCTGGCAAAAAGCCTGGTATCAGAAAAGAACACAAAAGAATTAAGTCCGGAAGTAATGCGGATGGTAAGAGGAACTTACGTCCGCATTCTGGACGCAGAAATGCAGGAACTTATTGACAATGGAATTGAAATGGAGGGATAGAAAATGGAGAAGACTTGCAAAACCTGTAAAGAAAATGATTGTGGTCTTTGCGATCGCACCGGCCGTCTGGTAGAAGACGACGATCAGTGTGAAAAATGGACGGACAATCAGACAGACTGGAGAACTAGAATGATGCAAACGTTCCTTGCCGGACATTGAGGAGGGCAAAATGGTCAAGAAACTGTATGAGGTAAGAAATAGATCTGGTGATCTGATTCTGGAGAATGTAACAAGCGGAGAGATCAAGGAAGAGCTACATTGTACAACTGCTCAGATAAACAACGCAAGAGCCTCCGGGGATCGTATTTTCGGAGAATACAAGGTAGAAGAGATTGACAGGAAGTTGAGTAGAAAGACGGATTTTGAACTATTGTTAGAATTCGAATTCGTCTGTGATCGGCTGCTGGGCAACGGGAAAGGAAAGAAATGAATAAGAGACAGAAAAAGAAATTATTCAAACAGGTCACCGGAAAAAATCCACAGAAGAAAATGAAATATTCCGGGAAAAGCTATCACCGGGCAATAAACAAGCCGTGGGGAGGAAAGAAAACGACAGTAAACTACTCCTGGGACTGCGAGAAGCTGAAAGAAATTGCAACACAATTCACAAAAGCATGGGCCGGTAACAGGGTAACGATAAGAAAGGCAGCGGATGCACTGATAAAACTGTTTGCAGGCATAGGAATCAACATTTCCGAAGTTCCGGAAAGTTCATACGCAGTAAATACGAGAAATGTGGTAAATACAACAAAAACATTGACAGCACACCGCAGAAAAAGAGGTGAATGGAATTGAACTATGCAACAGCAGAGGCGGAGGACAACAGAGAGAAGATCCTGAAATTCATTGTTAAATACATAAAGCGGCACTGTTATCCACCGGCTACTTATGAGATTGCGGCAGATACAGGACTGTCAAAAGCAACAGTTAGACGACATATAGCAATGTTGCTGGAGGATCGCATCCTTGAGACAGAACATCCGGGAGATTCAAGAGCGTATCGCATCAAAGATACAAAAATAGTAATGGTAAAGGAGAAAAAGACAAATGGAAATGATAATTCAAAATGAAACCGGTAATTTTACGTTGCATGTACGGATCTCAGACTCGAAAGAATATGATTTCCTCAAGGATGTGACAGAACTGGCACGAAAGTATGATTTCGAAAATGATGATTTTGAGATTGAAGATCCGGAAAAGGAAACAGATCAGGTACCGGAGACAACAATTAGCGAAGCTGCAGAAGAATACAAAGGATTTTTACATATTCGCTGCGAAGAATGTGGAGAGACAATCTCGTACAACGCAAAAGAGCCAGAGACACAGCACAAATGTAAGAAATGCGGACACGTAACACAGCTTAGAGCTTTAAAGCCAATGTATGCAGAGTGCAAAGCTTGCGGAAGTTCATGGAAGTACATGACAAACAGAAACACTGCAGAACTGACGCAGGAATGCTTACAGTGTGGAAATTTGATCGACATGGAAATGAACTCACGCCGCACAGCATATGTAACAAAAACGAAACGGGGGGGGTCAAGACCTCCAAGAAGTAGATTCAAGAGGAGAATGTGATGAATAAAGTAATTTTAATGGGACGTTTAACCAGAGATCCGGAAGTGCGCTACGCTTCCGGAGATAACCTGGCAATTGCCAGATATACACTTGCAGTAGACCGGAGATTCCATCGTGACGGCGAGGCAACCGCAGACTTTATCAATTGCGTGACTTTTGGCCACGCTGCGGAGTTTGCAGAGAAATATCTGCGACAGGGAACTAAAATTGTTGTTTCTGGACGCATCCAGACCGGCAGTTACACGAACCGAGATGGACATAAGGTCTACACAACAGAAATTGTGGTTGATGAACAGGAATTTGCAGAGGGAAAGAACGCCGGATCCGGCAGCAGTCACCCACAGCCAGCTCATGAAACAGATCCAGACGGTTTTATGAATATTCCGGAGGGAATAGAGGAAGAAATGCCGTTTTGATGAAAAGGAGAAAAACATGACGAGATTAACTAAAAGAAATGGTAGAAATATCACATATAACGAAAAACGAGAATTTATATGTTCACATTACTGCAATAACTGTTCACGTGGAACTGGTGATTGTGAAATTTTGAAAACCATGATTGAAAAAACTTGCTGATTACGAAGACGCGGAGGAAATGAAAGAAAATGGATGCTAAAGAGGTAAAAGTGATTGCAAACCAGAAGAGACAGACAAACTGGTTGACAGATTATCATGCAAATTATAAGAAAAAGCTGGAGGAACACAGAAATGCAGTCATTTCCGAAGCAGAAAAAGAAAAAACGGACTAAGAAGAAAGAACCAGAGAGACCGAGCATCCTGCACAGCAGAGAAAGCGGCACTTGCTATCTCTGTATGAAGCTACACAATGATTACAGACGACATCCAGTTCTCCAGGAGCATCACATTTTCGGAGGGTGTCCGAATCGGACACATTCAGGACACTATGGACTGAAAGTATATCTCTGCAATGTGCATCACCTGGCAGGGACAGGGCCGGAGGCAGTACATTCAAACCAAAAGGTCATGGATATGCTGCATGAAGAGGGACAGAGAGCTTTTGAGGACCGGTTCGGCAGCAGGGAAGAGTTTATGAAGATATTCGGAAAAAATTTTATCATGGAGGATCACAAACATGATGGACATTAACGACGTTAAGAAATTAATTGACAATGTGGCACAGAAACCATTCCTATGCAGTAATACAGAGATTACGACAGACAACGGCTATGTGATTACCACAAAAGAGCATTATGAGAAATTGCGAAAACACCGTTTGTGTCAAGCGAGAGGAAGAGAAGCTATATTTCACCGATGGACAGAACTTGCAACAGTTGTTGAACCGTCGCCGCTGGTAGGTGGACATCCAGGAGGACAAACAAATATTACACTTGCAATTGTGGAATATAAAAACGGAAAAGTAGAACAGGTATATCCAGGAGAAATAAAATTCATGGACACACAGGAATACTGGCCAGATCAAGAAAAATAATTAGTTTTAAGGAGGGCAGATATGCCAAACGTGAGACCGCTGAACAGAAAGAAATATAATATATCAAAGAGAGCTTTTCAGACCGCATACAACTATTGCTTACAGTATACAGAGTGGAAAGAGGAGCTGGCCGTAAAGAGAGACACAAGAGCCGGACAGAATCTGACTGGACAGCCGGGAGCACATAACTGTTCTGACTCAACTGCTGACGCAGCCATGGAAGCGGCCGAGATTGCACGCAAGATAAAGAAGATTGCAGACGCAGCCATGGAAGCAGTCGGAAAAGAAAAAGAACTGTATCCATATCTGCTGTATTATGTGACAACAGAATATTGTACATTTCAGACTATGAAAGCCAGAGGCATTCCATGCGAGAGATCGTACTTTTACGAAATGCGTAGGAGGTTTTACAGTATCATAGCAAGGAGGATTAGATGATAGAATGTGATAAATGCAAGGCTCAGATGAAGCAGACTGCAAAGGAAGAACATATACCAAATACAGAATTGGACATCCAATACATTCAGTGTGAACAGTGCGGAAAGAAGTATATTGTACTGCTAAAGGATAACAAGACGAAAGGAATGTTGATTCGGATCAGGAACATGCAGGCAAGATACCGCCGTATGTTCGGGAAAGAAAACATTGCGAAAGTAGAAGCATACAGAAAGAGTATGGAGAACTTCCAGAAAACAATACAGAAGTACCAGGCGCAACTGAGAAACAATAACAAAGACAAGATAAAGGAGTATCTGTAATGCGGTACTCGAAGGACAAAATAAATGATATATTGATAACGTGGTATTCAGGAAAGCCACAGAATAATCGTTCCCCGCGAGAGAGGGCTTGCTATATGCAGGTCCTCTTTTGAGTTAGGAGGAATATGACGCAACAGGAAACAGAGTTCGTGCGCTGGTGCGTAGCGAACGACATACACAGGTTCTATGTGTGGACCAGGTGGAAACAGGTCAGGCAGCAGGTGTTGAAGATGGATCACAATGAATGTCAGAGGTGCAGAGAACATCACAGATACACAGCAGCCACGACAGTACACCATGTAAACTACGTGAAGAGACAACCTGAGATGGCTCTGGACATATGGTATGAGTGGCATGGAGCGAAGAAAAGAAACCTTATAAGCCTTTGCCATGAGTGCCATGAAGCAGTGCATGGTTACAGAAAACCGCAGAAGCAGGAACCACTGACAGAGGAACGCTGGGACTGATACCCCCGGTCGAAAAATTTGCGATTTTTGGCGGCCGGCCGGAGACCGGTGGGTGGCCTCGACAAATCTGCGAAAGGTCGCACATGATGAAAAAATAAAAAAATAGGGGTGAAAAAATGGCCGAAAAAAAAGCGGATATATTAGAAAGCTTAAAAGAGCAGCTGAGAAAAAAACAGGCAGATATTTCCGTCTTCAAAGACCTTTTGGACGACTATATGACCCTCTATGATGTCAAAAAGAAGCTAAAAACAGATATAAAAAAGCGTGGAGTGACCTTTGAGACCACATCCGCAAGCGGGAAAGCAACGATTGTAAAACAGAACCAGTCGGTCAAAGATCTGGTTGCTGTCAACAAACAGATGCTGATGATTCTGGACAAGCTGGAGTTGACAACGAAAGAAACAATAAAGGGGGATGATGATGACGAATTGTGATCCACGCATAGAGGAGTTCATGGAGGCCGTAGAGTCTGAGAAAATCAGAGCTTCCAGGGAAGTCAAAGCACTGGTATCACACGTCAGAAGTTGTTTCAAAAACGAAGACATATACACAGACAGCGAACAGCTGACGAAATATATCGGGATCGCAAAATATTTCCCGTTTGAAAAGTTATTTCCCTGGCAGATTTTTGTCGTGGGACTGCACGATTGCACATACTGGAGGGTATCAAAGACTCCACGCTGGCCGGATCTTTTCTGTATGCTCGGAAGAGGTGCAGGAAAAGACGGAACAATAGCGTGGGAATCTGCCTGCCTGGTAAGTCCGTACAACGGAATCAGGGCGTATGATGTGGACATTTGTGCAAATAACGAAGATCAGGCACTAAGACCCGTCAAAGATGTGGTGGAAGCTCTTGAAACGCCTGAACACACGAAAAAACTAAAAAAATTTTATTACTGGACATCTGAAAAAGTGATAGGAACAGAAACGAAATCAACGATTCTGGGACGTACAAACAATCCGTCAGGAAAGGATGGTATGAGATCTGGGATGGTGGTATTTAACGAGATCCACCAGTATCAGGACTATAAGAACATTGAAGTGTTCACAACCGGACTGGGAAAGAAACCGCATCCGCGCCGGTCCTACTACACTACCCAGGGAGATATAAGAGAAGGACCGCTTGACGATATGCTTGGAACAGCGGCAGATATTCTTTTTGATGATCTTCCGGACAATGGTATGCTGCCATTTATCTGCAGACTGGACAGTAAAGAAGAAGTATACGACGAAAAGAACTGGGAAAAAGCAAACCCGTCCTTGCCATATCTCCCAACATTAATGGGAGAAATGCGAAAAGAGTACAACGACTGGTTAGCACATCCTGAACGTCTCACTGCATTTATGACAAAGAGAATGAATATCCCAAGCGGATCCACAGACATAAAAGTATGTTCGTATGAGAAAATAAAGCTCACGAACAGAGAAATACCGGATCTGTCAGGGTGGACATGCACATGTGGGATTGATTTCTCAAAGATTACGGACCTTGTTTCCGTAAATCTACATTTCAGAGACGAAAATATCAGATATGACATCAATCATTCATGGTTATGCAGTCAGTCAAAGGACATTCCAAGGATAAAAGCTCCTCTGGAAGAATGGAGACGAAGAGGATTGCTGACAATGGTGGATGATGTGGAGATACATCCAGAGATCATCACTGATTATATTCAGGTGGCAATGATGAAATACTGCATAAAAGGAATTGCGATTGATGATTTCCGATATGCTTTGCTGGCAGCAGCACTCCGGGAGATCGGATTCGACGCAAAAGTATATAAAAATTTAAAACTTGTACGGCCCTCAGACATAATGAGAGTTGCGACAGTGATAGACAGCTGTTTCGCAAATGATAATTTTGTGTGGGGCGACAATCCTGTGCTCCGTTGGGGGACGAACAATACAAAAATGATCCCATACGGGCGAAAACCGGGAAAGAAAGATGATGCAGACATAGGAAACTATGTTTACGGGAAAATTGAAGCAAAAAGCAGAAAAACAGACCCGTTTATGGCACTTGTCGCATCAATGACAATAGAGGACATGATTCCATACGCACAGACGGCAGCAGTGCCTGACATTGGAGTAATGACTTACTGAAAGGAGGTGAGGAAGGTTGGGATTTTCATTCAGGAATCTGATACGGGGAAAGCCGGAACCAGAACAGTCGGTTGAAAATGTGTCTCGAATTGAGATTGCAGACAATCCGATTGAGAACATAATGACAGAGATTTATCTGAGGGAATTGGCTTTTCAGAGAGCAATTCAGATTCTTGCAAAAATGCTAGGAAAATGCGAGATTCGTACATTCCTGAATGGTGACGAAATATTCCGGGATGAATATTATACCTGGAACTACGAACCAAACAGAAATCAGAATAAACAGCAATTTTTTGATAAGCTAATCGAAAAAATGTTCAGAAATGGAGAGGCGTTGGTTGTTGCGGGAATAGATGGACAGCTCTATGTGGCAGATTCGTTCTGTACAACTAGAAGCGCATTGTACGGGAACACGTACAGCCAGGTGCAGATTGATGATTATACTTTTCAGAGGTCGTTTAGATCCACGGATGTTCTGTATCTAAAACCGAACTGGAAAAATGTAAATACGATATTGCAGGGACTATATGGATCCTATGCGAAGCTGATCCAGTACGGAGCAAAGACCTTTATGCAGTCGCATGGATCAAAAGGAACTCTGGACATATCAGCTGTAGCCCAGAACGCAAAAAACTTTGATGATACTCTCAAAAAGCTGCTGAATGATTATTTTAAGACATTCTTTGAAAGCGAAAATGCAGTTCTGCCCTTATTCGAAGGATATACTTTCACAGAAACGAACAGGTCAAAGAACTACAATGAAACAACAACAAGAGACATAAAAGCACTATATGATGATGTATTCGACTTTACAGCGAGGGCAATAGGAATCCCTCCGTCAATCCTGAAAGGGGACGTGCAGGACAACAGCAAGGCAATAGACGAACTGCTGACTGTTGCACTGGATCCATTAGCCGGATCCTTAGAGAGCGAAATCAACCGTAAAAAATACGGGAAAGCCGTATTGAAGGGCAGCCGCTGCATGGTAGACACGTCACACGTTAAGCATGTTGACATATTCAGCAATGCGACGCAGATTGACAAGCTGGTACAGTCTGGAACGCATACGATTAACATGATTTTGCGTGCAATGGGACAGCCGCAGATCAATGAAGAATGGGCGAACCAGCATTTTATCACAAAGAATTACAGCACAGTACAGGATTTATTGAACAGCCTGGAAGGAGGTGGAGAAAATGGCGGGAATGGAAAAAACACAGAATAAAACAAATTACTGTTTTAAGCAGGCAGCAGATCCGGCGGTACATTTGCTATACATCTATGATGATGTATCGGCGTATGGAGAATTTGACTGGAAAACATGGTCATATACCGAAAGCGAGACTTCTGCAAAGTATTTCCGCGATCAGCTTGCGGCAATCCCGGAAGACCATACGATTGAATTACATATCAATTCAAATGGCGGATCTGTAAAAGAGGGAGTAACTATCTACAACCTTTTGAAGCAGTCCGGAAGCCATGTAAAAGGAATCGTTGATGGAGTGGCGTATTCCGTAGCTTTTGTGATTTTACAGGCATGTGACGAAAGAATCATGGGCGTAGGAACAACAGCACTGATCCACGAACCATGGGTAACTGCATCCGGAAATGCAAGAGAGCTGAGAAAGACAGCGGATGATCTTGACGTACTTACGGCAAGCAATCGGAAAATCTTCCTTGAGCGTTCAAATCTGGAAGAACAGCAGCTTGCAGACATGATGGAAGCAGAAACCTTCCTGACTCCAGATGATTGTCTGGAATATGGCCTGATCGACAAGGTAGAGGATTACGGACACGCGCCAGAGGGAGACACGACAAAAGAAGGAATGCAGAAACGTCTCCAGGAAGTTATGCAGCACATGAAAGATACGAAGTCTTTCAGAGAGCAGCTGGAACTTATGCAGAAAGGACAGAAACCCGAACCGGGAAAGAAACCAGAAGAACCAGAGAAACATACACTGCAGGGATTTCTGCAGGGATTCAAAAAAGGAGAGTAAAATGAAAAATAAAGATTTTGCCGCATTAAAGAGAACGGAAATCCTCAACAGAATGAACGCAGCTGTTGCGGAAAATGATTCAGAAGCGTTTTCAAAAGCATATCTGGAATTATGCCAGGACATTGAGGAGAACGTGCTTGAACAGGCGAAAGAGCTTGTAAATCAGAGCGACATGAACGTACTTGCACAGAGAGGCGTGCGTCAGCTCACAAGCGCAGAAAGAGAATATTATGAGAAAGTAATTGACGCAATGAAATCTTCGGATCCAAAGCAGGCCCTCAACAATATTGAGACTGTTTTCCCGGAGACAATCATTGATTCTGTATTTGAAGAACTGACAACAAATCATCCACTGCTGTCAAAATTAAATGCAACAACTGTAACTGGACTCACAAGGATGATGTTAAACACAAACGGAGAGCAGAAAGCAGCATGGGGCAAACTCAGCAGTAAGATCATTGAAGAACTGACATCCGGATTCAAAGAAGTAGACGTAACACAGGATAAACTGAGCGCATTCCTGCCAGTTTCAAAAGCTATGCTTGATTTAGGCCCTGCATGGTTAGATAACTACGTGCGTCAGGTGCTCACAGAAGCTCTTGCAAATGGACTTGAGTATGGAATCGTAAATGGTACCGGAAAAGATATGCCAATCGGAATGGCGCGTCAGGTAGGAGACGGAGTGAACGTTGTGTCTGGAGAATATCCGGAAAAAGAGACTATTAAAATGACAGCTCTTGATATGATCCAGCTTGGAAATGTTACATCTATCATGGCAAGAAACAGCAAAGGACAGGCGAGAACAGTAGATAACCTGATTATGATCGTAAATCCGGTGGATTACTGGAAGCGAATCCTTCCGGCAACACGCGCAATGTCTCCGGACGGCGTATATGTTTCAACACTTCCGATTCCTCTGGAAATCATCCAGTCGGCAGCAGTTACAGAAGGAACTGCAGTATACGGAATGGCCGGAAAGTATTTCCTTGGTGTAGGAATGTCCAAAAACGGAAAGATTGAGTATTCAGATGAATACAGATTCCTGGAAGATGAAAGAGTATACCTTATCAAGTTATATGCTCACGGATTCGCACTGGACAACAATGCTTTTGTCGTTCTTGACATTACAGATCTGCATCCGGTTCGCTTCGAGGTTGTAAGCAAACAGGAGGAGCATGTAGATAATGCACTGCTGTCTGATCTGAGAATTGGAGGATTAACTCTCTCACCGAAATTTGACAGCGACACAAACACATACACAGCAAAAACAACAACTGCAACAAACACAATCACAGCGTTCCCGAAATCAGGAACAGCAGCGATTGAAATTACTGCAGGATCCAGCAAAGTAACAAACGGCGGAAAGATCACATGGACCGCCGGAGCAAATACCGTAACTGTTAAAGTCACAGACGGAGAGCAGACAAAGACTTATACCGTAACTGTAACCAAGGAGTGATAAAATGAGTGCTATGTCAGAAAATGATTTATCAAAACTTCTGGAGGATGTCAGAAACTATCTGGACATCACCTGGGACGATCCAAAAGGAGATGAAAAGCTCCAAGGAATGATAAAAAGAGGCATGGCATCATTAGCCGGAAAAATAGGGGAGTGCGATTTCCTGGGGGATACTCAGGAAAGGACACTTCTTTTTCAACTTGTAATGTATGAGTATTCTGGAGAGCTGCAGCAGTTTTGGGAAAACTACAAAAGTGAGGTTATTGGACTGCAGATAGCAAAGAAGGTGGAAGAATATGCCAAGAGCCAGGCGTAAACAGTTTGAAACGTTTACAGACGGGATACTCAGTATCTGCAAAACAGAAGACAGGGTGATCGTAGACACGAAGCTCAAGAACATTCGCTTCGGAAACCGAACAATCGGAGAGAGACGATATTTTGACGCACAGACAGCAGGAAATAAAATAACAAAATTGTTAAGCATTCCGGCAGCAGTGCTGAACAGGGAAGATATTGAAGCTCTTGACATTGTTATCATTGATTCGCAAAGCGGCTGGCTCTGGGATCCATTCGATTTTGAAAGAGATGAAATTATCAATGAACATAATCCGGCAATGTACAAAATAGTGCAGATTCAGGAGAAATTTGACACTGCACCACCTGCAATATATCTGTCGCTGGAAAAAATCGTACAGTTGTATAAAGACAGGAGGGGCGACAATGGCGGATAGTATCAGAATTGATGATCTGGCAGCAGAAATAAATCGCCTTGTTGAAGACTATGGAAAACAATGCACTGAGACAACGAAGGAATGCGTAAATAATGTTGCAAAAAAGACAGTATCAAAGCTAAAACAGACATCCCCGGTAAATACCGGAAAGTATAAAAAAGGATGGAAGAAAACTGTTGTGAAAGAAAATTCTACAAGTTTAGTTATTGCGATCCACGATGCAAAATACTCCCTGGTGCATTTGCTTGAAAAAGGACATCAGAAAAGAGGAGGCGGAAGGGTAGCCGCAATCAAACATGTGGAACCAGCAGAACAGGCAGCAATAGCAGAGCTGGAAAAGGAGATCATGTCAAGGCTATGATGTCAGCTGAAAATATCAAAGAAATGTTGAATGAAATCGGCTTACAGTATGAATACGATCATTTTTCGACTCATAACTGGATAGAGCCGCCTTTTATCGTATGGAAGATTCCGGAAAGTGATAATTTTCATGCGGACGGAATTACATACGCAAAAATCGACGTTCTGAATATCGAATTGTATTCAGACGAAAAGGACTGGAGCAATGAAAAGAAGATAGAGGACATCCTGGATAAGTATGGAATCACATACGATAAGACAGGAGAATATCTTGACTCAGAAAAAATGTACGAAGTTTTATACGAAATGGAGGTATAAAGATGGGTAAAAAAGATAACAAAGTTAAGTACAATCTTAAAAACGCACATTACGCATTACAGAACGAAGGAGAAGATGGAACAATTACTTTTGAAGCCCCGAAAGCGATTCCGGGATCTGTATCCATATCACTTGACGCAAATGGAGATATTTCACCGTTCTATGCAGACGGAATCCAGTATTATGTGTCAGCTGCAAACAACGGATATGAAGGAGATGCAGAATTTGCATTAATTCCGGATTCTTTCAGACAGGATGTCCTGAAAGAAAAGAAGGACGAAAAAGGTGTGCTGCATGAAATCAGTGATTCTACGGATACACAGAAATTTGCACTTCTGTTTGAATTTGATGGAGATCAGAAAGGAATCAGACGAGTTCTCTATAACTGCACAGCTACCAGACCGTCAATCGAATCCGAGACGAAAGAAGATAGTATTGAACCTGGCACAGAAACAATTACGATCAGCAATGCTCCACTTCCGAACGGACGGGTAAAAGCTCAGACAACGGTAGACACAGACGACACTGTGTATAGCGGATGGTATAAGACAGTGTACTATCCAGAAACAATCACAGAAGCAACGCAGGCTGTTAATGTAGATAAAAAAGCCGCAGGAGAATAAGGATGCTGACAAAAACAATTAAAATTGATGATAAAGAGGTGCTTTTTGCCGCTTCTGCTGCAATTCCGAGAATTTATCGGATTCAGTTCCGGAGAGATATTTTTCAGGACATGGCAAAAATTGAAAAGTCCGTAAAAAAATCACAGGATAAGCAGACTGAAACGAAGGTGTCCGAGTCGGACATCCCTATCGAGGATTTAGAGATGTTCGAAAACGTCGCATTCGTAATGGCAAAACACGCAGCACAGAAAAAGGGACAGGATTTCCCGGAAGATGTATACGACTGGTTAGATCAGTTTGATACATTTTCGATTTACACAATTTTCCCGGAGATTGTAAAACTCTGGAACCTGAACCAGCAGACACAGGCAGAAGCAAAAAAAAACTTCGACCAAGTAGCCGGGAAATGACGACACCTCTATTCCTTCTCAGGTGCGCGCAAGTTGGAATAAGTATCCAGGATTTAGACCTTCTGACAGTAGGTCTTGTCCTGGATATTTTTACGGAAAAAAATAACGACGACTATAAATGGCCGAAAATGGCAACTCAGGAGGATATGGATAAATTCTAAACGGAGGTGATAATTTTTGTCAAAAGGCCGCGACATAAGGGGACTTACGATTGAAATTGGCGGCGATACCACAGGACTACAAAATTCACTTAAAAATGTAAATTCACAGATAAAGACCACACAGGCACAACTGAAAGATATAAACAATCTGCTGAAACTGGATCCTACGAATGTGGAATTATTACAGCAGAAACAGAAAGCGCTTGCTGACGAAATCGAAAGCACGAAAGAAAAGCTGGAAACCTTAAAGACTGCAGAGCAGCAGGCACAGCAGCAGTTTGCAGAGGGAAAAATCTCCCAGGAACAGTATGACGCTCTGAAAAGAGAAATCATTGCAACCGAGGAGAGTTTGAAGTCTCTGGAAAATGAAGCGAAGAATGCACCTACTCAGATGCAGCAGTCGCTTGATGGTCTGAATGCAAAAATAAATACTACACAGACAGAACTCAAAGAAATTGATAAGTTGCTGAAACTGGATCCTACGAATGTGGAATTATTACAGCAGAAACAGAGAGCACTGTCTGATGAAATCGGAAACACAAAAGAAAAGCTGGAACTTCTGAAAAACGAAGAAGGGGAAGTACAGCAGAAATTCCAGGAGGGAAAAGTATCCCAGGAACAGTATGACGCTCTGAAAAGGACAATTATAGAAACAGAACAGAGCCTGCAATCACTTGAGAATGAAGTTGGATCAGGATCCGCAAAACTGGCCGAGATTTCTGAAACATCCGGGAAAATAGGGGAGTCGCTGACATCTGCCGGAGAAAAAATGCTTCCGGTTACGGCGGCAGTGACAGGACTTGGAACAGCAGCAGTAAAGACTGCGGCAGATTTTGACAGCTCCATGTCCAATGTGGCCGCAATATCCGGATCATCTGCGGAAGACATGGATAAGTTACGAGAACGTGCAAGAGAGATGGGAGCACAGACAAAATTCTCTGCAAAAGAAGCCGGAGACGCTATGGGATACATGGCAATGGCCGGATGGGATGCACAGCAGATGTACGACGGCCTCCCTGGAATTATGAATCTTGCGGCAGCATCTGGAGAAGACCTTGCAACTACGTCAGATATTGTTACAGACGCACTCACAGCCTTCGGAATGGAGGCAGAAGATAGTTCTCATTTTGCGGATGTATTGGCACAGGCATCATCCAGCGCTAATACGAACGTTGGAATGATGGGAGAAACATTCAAGTATATTGCACCGGTAGCAGGTGCACTTGGATATAGCGCAGAAGATGCAGCAGTCGCTATCGGCCTTATGGCGAACAGCGGAATCAAAGCGTCGTCAGCCGGAACGCAGTTGAGATCATCCCTGACAAACATGATAAAACCGTCAAAAGATGTTGGAGACGCAATGGAAAAGTGGGGATTCTACGCAACAGAATCGGCTACGTCTATAGATCAAGCTAAAATTGACAAGCAAATGCTCAGAGTGCAAAAAGCTTCACTGGCAGCAGATAAAGCACAACAGGCTTACAATGATGCGGTATCAAAGTACGGATCTGAGTCAACAGAAGCCTCAAACGCTGCCGCAACGTTGGAAATAAAGCAAACAGAGCTTGTGACTGCAAACGAAACACTGACTCAGCTGCAGGAGGGAACCACAGAGAATGTAAGACTGTACAATAAAGCACTGCAGAACGAAGATGGCAGCATGAAAACACTGCGTGAAACCATGGATTTTTTACGCGAAACCATGGGAGGAATGACAGAAGCAGAGCAGACGCAGGCAGCGACAGCTATCTTTGGAAAAGAAGCCATGAGCGGCATGCTCGCAATAATCAATTCATCAGATGAAGATTACCAGAAACTTATAAAAAATATTGATAATTGCAAAGGATCCGCTGAAAACATGGCTGAAACCATGCAGGATAATCTTTCTGGACAGCTTACAACTTTGCAGAGTACCTTGCAGGAGCTGGCAATTGCCTTCGGAGAAATCCTGATGCCATATATCAGAAAAGCGGCAGAAGTTATTCAAGGGTTTGTTGAAAAGCTCAATGGAATGAGTGAAGGACAGAAGAAAGTAGTTGCTACAATTGCACTGATAGTCGCCGCGATTGGTCCGTTGTTGATAATGGTTGGAAAGGTTGCAACCGGAATATCTGCAATTACAGGACTGTTTTCTAAGATGAAAACTTTAACAACAATAACGAGTATTATTGGAAAGCTAAAAGGTGCTTTTACCGCACTGTTTGGAGTAATAGCCGCAAACCCAGTTATTGCTGTCATAGCCGCGATTGTGGCAGCTCTGGTATTGCTGTACACAAAATGCGAATGGTTCCGGGATGCAGTAAATGCAGTCGTCCAAAAAATTGTATCGTTTTTTACAGATACAATACCGCAGGCGTGGAGCACACTGATGGATTTTCTCTCAGGAGTTCCGGAATGGTGGTCCGGCATCTGGCAGCAGGTATCAGATTTCTTTACAAATATCTGGACAACAATGATGCAGAATCCGGTTATATCCGGAATTGTGACAACGATCACAACACTATGGCAGAATGCAGTTAATACACTGCAGAACATCTGGCAGGGACTTGTAACGATTGCACAGGGCGCATGGGAACTGTTGAAAAATACAATTCTTGCACCGGTGATCTTACTGATTGACCTGGTAACAGGAAACTTTGATAAGCTCAAAACAGACGCATCAAATATCTGGACAAATATCAAAGACGCAGCGCAAACAATATGGACCGGAATCAAGCAGGTTGTGTCCGCTCTGGCAAAAGGGCTTGTTACCGCAGTCACAACATTATTTACAGGATTCCGGGACACAGTATCAAAAATCTGGGATTCTGCTTCTCAGGCAGCAGCAAAAGCATGGACAGCGATCAAAGGATTTGTTGTTAATAATGCGAAAAAACTGAAAGAAAGCGCAACAGAAGCAATCCAGAATTTAAAGGACAGAGCCTCAGAACACTGGGATAACATCAGAGAGAGAACGTCCGAAACGTGGCAGAACGTAAAGGAAACAGTTATACAATACGCTGGAAACATGAAAGACAGAGCTGTTGATACATTTAACAGCGTTGTATCTGGAATATCCGGAGCACTGTCAGGCGTATATTCTGCTGTTGTAAATGGATTTTCTAGTGCAATCAGTTATATAACGGGATTGCCAGGACAGGCGGTTCGATGGGGGCAGGATTTCGTGAATGGTATTGCAAACGGAATCAGGAGCTGCATAGGTAACGTAACGAATGCAGTATAAAACGTGACGAACACAATCAGATCGTGGCTGCATTTCTCAAGACCGGATGAGGGTCCGCTACATTACTATGAAGAATGGATGCCGGACTTTATGAAAGGTCTTGCGACAGGAATTGAAAAGAGCCAGGGACTTGTTGCTGACGCAATGAAAGATGTCCAGATGGATATGCAGTTAGATACAAGTTCAATGAAACCAGCTAATAACCTGAACAAAACAGATATAACCGGAATAACCGGAATGCTTGCACAGCTGATCCAGGTAATGAGCGCAGGACAGGAGATCTATTTTGACAACAGAGAATGGGCTGGGAAACTTGCACCTGCAATCAATAATGAACTTGGAAGAATAGCAAAGGAGGCAGCTTACAGATGAATAATGTATTGACAATAAAAGCAACAATCACTGTTGAAAACTCTGGGAAAGTCATAGATACATTAGCAGACTGGGGCTGCGCAATTGGCAATAATGATTATATCGGGGAACCAGAAGTAGAGACGTATTTCATTGATGTCCCAGGAGCTGACGGTTTTCTGGATGGATCAGAAGCAATCACCGGCAGACCAGTATATAAATCAAGGGAAATTGATATTCTGTTCGGAGGTAAGAAGCCACGCGAAGACTGGGACAGTTTTATTTCGAATATTCGAAACAGACTGCATGGTAAAAATATAAGGATAACATTTTCAAACGATCCAGCATATTACTGGACCGGAAGAGCGTACATAACAGATTTTGACCGGTCAAGAGAGATCGGTCAATTTCATTTAAGCGTTCCGAAAGCAGATCCTTATAAATATTCGCTTGCTGACTCAACGGAGGAATGGCTCTGGGATCCGTTCGACTTCGAAACCGGAGTGATAGATCAGGGAGCCGGGATCACAATATCTGGATCAGGATCATATACAGTATATTCTGGAGATGTAGCAATCGTTCCGGTGCTGAATGTAAAAAGTATTGGATCAACAGGACTAAAGGTGACAGCGTGCGGAGAAACCTACACTCTGACACTGGGGAGAAATCGCTTTCCAGATATTGTTGTATACGGATCTGACGTAACACTTGAATTTGCCGGATCAGGAACACTGGACATTGTTTACAGGAGGGGATCATTGTAATGTACAAAATTAAATTAGATGGCAAGATCCTGTATTATCCAGGAGACCGGGAGGCAGCAGTTATCAATCCGGAGCTGGACCTGCAGACAGGATATGCAGGAGAGTTAACCCTGAAAGTACCGGCTTTAAATCCTCTGTACAATGATATTCATAACAGAAAAAGCATGATTTCAGTGTACAGAGATAAAACAGAAATCTTTTACGGAGAAGTCCGCACAAGAGAAAAAGACCGGTTTAAAAATCAACCGATTAAAGCAACCGGAGCGTTGTCGTTCCTGGCAGATACGATTCTGCCGCAGCAGGAATGGCACGACATGTCGCCCAGGGAAATGTTAGACGCGTGGCTACAGCTGCACAATAATCAGGTTGAGGACAGAAAGAAAATCTATATCGGGGTTGTTACGATCCATGACAGCAATGACTCTCTGTACAGGATAACTGACAGAGAAAACACCCTTGAAGCGATCAGGGAGAAACTGGTTGATCGCCTGGGCGGATACCTGAGACTCAGACACGAAGAAGACAAGCTATACCTTGACTGGATAAATATACAGGAATACGGCAAGTATTGCGAACAACCAATTCAATTCGGAGAGAACCTGCTTGATTACTCAGAGACAATGACTGCCGACGATGTTATCACAGCGCTGATCCCGCTGGGAGCAGCAATCGAACAGGAAACAGACGAAAACGCATCCGAATTTGAACGCCTTGAAAAGAATGTGGACATTACATCCGTAAACGACGGAAAAGACTACATATACAGCAAAGAGGCGGTAGAAAGTTTCGGATGGGTGTGGAAAACAGAGAAGTGGGACGATGTAGCAACGCCAGCGAACCTCCTGAAAAAAGCAACAGAATATCTGACGACGCAGCAGTATGAGAACCTTGTCATTTCCCTGACTGCAGTGGATTTGTCATTGTTTGGCCAGGATTATGATTCTTTTGATATAGGAGACCGTGTGCTCTGCAATGCAATTCCGTATGGAATGAAAAAAGTATTGCCGGTTATGGAAATGAAAATCCCATTGCAGCAACCAGATCAGGCGCAGTTGACACTGGGAGAAAATCTGCAGCAGTCTTTCACAGATCAGACTACTGGGACATTTACTCAGATCCGGCAGGAAACAACAGAGGCTGGAAGAGTTCAAGCGTCTTGGATGAAATCCGCAATTGATAATCTTACGAAACAAATGACGGGAGCAAAAGGCGGATACAAACTCACAGAATTTGATGAAAACGGTCTCTGGCTTCGGGATCTGTACATGGATGCACCGGACAAAGAACAGGCAACAAATATACTACAGATAAATAAAAACGGAATCGGCGGATCTCACAATGGATATAACGGCCCGTACACAATCGGAATGACACTGGATGGCCAGATTATAGGAGAGAGAATACTTGCCGGTTCTGTTAAAACAGAAGCACTCTCAACAGAGTGCAAAAACTACATTGAAACCAAAATATCAGATGGAGACTCTGCAAATAAAACAGCGATTCTGAAAGAGGTCACAACATCCCTGAAAGCCATGGACGGAAAGATAACTCTTTCTGTTTCGAGTTTGGAGCAGCAGCTGGAGAGAAAATCCGGAAACTGGTACGGAAATTATGAACCAACATCCGAAAACAATCCGGCATCTGCCTGGACGACAGACGAATTGAGGAAGGAACACGAAAGAGATCTCTTTTTCAATACCACAACCGGCTATGCTTATCAGTATCAGAAAAATGACAGTAATGAGTATGGATGGGTAAGGGTAAAAGATAAGGACATTGAAGCAGCTCAGAGTACAGCAGAATCTGCGCTTTCAAAAATCGAGGTCCAGGAGGGACTTATAACCGCGGAGGTGTCCAGGGCAAAAGGGGAAGAGGAAAAGCTCAGATCAGCGATCACAATGACTGAGACAAGTATTCTTTCGACGGTATCGAAAACATATACAACGCAAGAGATGGCAAACAAGCTCTACGCAGATGCAGTCCAGGAGGGCCAGACAGCTGCAGATAATGCGGAAAAGAATGCAAAAGACGATACCGATACAAAACTGAAAAACTATTCCACAACAGTTGAAATGAATAGCGCGATCAGTCAGGCAGCAGACAGCATTACGCTGGAAGTGTCTAAAACATACGCCACAACTGGACAGCTAGAAGAAAAGTACATGGACGCGGTAAAAACCGGTCAGACGGCAGCAGACACCGCTGAAAGCAATGCCATGAAAGCCGGCCAGACTGCCGCAGATCAGGCAGAAAAGAACGCAAAAGCTGACACCGATACGAAGCTGTTGAACTATTCAACCACATTGGAGATGAACAGCGCAATCAAACAGGCAGCGGACAGCATTTCTCTGGAAGTATCAAAAACATATACAACAACCGTGGAAACAGAAGAAAAATACAATGCAGCGGTAAAAGCTGGCCAGGATGCTGCAAACACCGCGGAAAGCAATGCCACAAAAGCCGGCCAGACAGCTGCAGATAATGCGGAAAAGAATGCAAAAGCCGATACAGATGAAAAGCTGAAAAGTTATTCCACAACAGAACAAATGACGGCAGCTATTAAAATGGCGACAGATAATATTACTCTTGAAGTAACTACGGTACGCCAGGCAGTGTCGGAGAAAAACGGTAATTTCTACGGGAGTAAAATACCGACAACATCAAATGAACCAGCGTCCTCCTGGACAAGCGACGATTTAAAGTCGCTGCACATAGGAGATATTTACTATGATATCACAACCGGATATGCGTACAGATATACATATAAGGTTCCTGGATTAAAGATCACATTTTCATCAGACTCCAGAACGGAAAGCGTAAATTATGATTATGTAAAGATTTATTACAGTGATAACGGAACAATGAAACTTGCAGCGAAGCTGGGAGGAACTGACATTGCTGGTGCATCTGTTTTTGTTCCATCCTCAGAATTTTATGTGTACTGGCATACAGACGGTTCAAGCGATAGCTTCTACGGTTTCGCTATAGCGTCAGTTACCGGAACAACCGGAGAAACATCAGGAGCAACAATTGAGAGTTTGCCGAGTTACACTGCAACTGAACTGACAAAAGGGACATATCCAGAAAGTCCGAATCATGGAAGCTACGGAAACAATATAAATCTGCTATGGAAATGCTCCGGAACAACATCAGGAAGCAAAACGGCATCCTGGGAAAGAATCCAGGATCAGGATATTAGTGTTGCAAAAGCCCAGGCAGATGCAGCACAGACAACAGCAAACACTGCAAAGAATACAGCTGACACCGCAAAAAGTACGGCCGAAACTGCAATATCCAGGATCACAGTTGCAGAAAACTCGATCACGTCAGAGGTTTCCCGTGCGAAAGGTGCGGAAAGTACTCTCAGCTCCCGAATCACGCAGACAGAGACGGAAATAGAGTCGAAAGTATCTGCTGGAGAAATTGCATCATCAATCAACCAGACTGCACAGTCGGTAAAGATTAATGCGTCGAAAATAGATTTCAACGGAATTGTAACGGCGAACAGTTATTTTAAAATTTTGACAGATGGTTCAATGGAATGCATTAGCGGCAAAATAGGCGGATTTTGGATTGATTCAACTAGCCTGTATGCATATGCAGCAGGAAGATACAAAATGGAAATAAATTCGTCTGAAAAGAAACTGAAAATATCAGACGGTTCAGTTTATCAGATTGCACACAAAGGAACAAATAGAAATACGGTAGTAATTGGAGGAGCTACTACAACAGCACTGTTTGGCGATATTGATTGCGGTGACGCTGCTTTTGACAGCATAAAGACGCGATCGATAACAGCCACAACAGCATCAAACTTCAACGCTATTTCATCATCATCAACCATAACTGCAAGTGGAAAGATAAAGTCGAGTTCACATATCGAAGCGTCAGGACATTTCTATAACATTGGATCCGGAAATGATCTTTCGGACTTGAGTGTAAGAGGAACTAAGAAAAGAATATTTGACACAAAAGATTATGGAATGCAGGCATTCTATTGCTACGAAATGGCGTCACCTATTTTTGGAGACATCGGAAAAGCTACGATATCAAATGACGGAACTTGCCTGATTGACCTTGATGATATTTTCCAGGAATCCGTAAATGCAGAGATTACATATTATGTATTTCTGCAGAAAGAAAGTAACGGGGACTGCTGGGTGGAAGAAAAAGAACCGACTCATTTTGTGGTAAAAGGCACGCCAGGGTTAAAATTTAGTTTCGAGATAAAAGCAATGCAAACAAATTATGAACACATGAGATTTGCAGATGCAAGCGAAACAGCATACGACAGAGCTGTCGAGGAACTTGATTTTGATTATGCAGCGGAAGAGATAGAAATATCCGAGCCGGATTATGAAACCGAACTAGAAAATGACAGAGTAACCATCATTAATCAAATGGAGGCAGCAGCATGAAAAAAGTACTGACAAGTTTTATGAATTTATCAACCGGAGAGGGCAGCAGAATCGCATTCACTTATTCCGAAGTTGACGAAGATACCGGAAACATTATTAGCCAGAATAACAAAGGAAACTTTCTGGTGATGAACACAGGAGTACAGGGTCACTTGGATGCAATTAAAGAATATATTGCAACAGCACATTTGAAATAGGGAGGGACAAAAAATGAGCGAAGTTAGCAAAGAAACAGAAAGAAGCATGAAAGAAGATACACCAGAAGAGAAAAAGGTGTCCGATTCGGACACCTCAGAAGTACTTCCACTTGGAGCAATCCTGGACAAGAAAACAGAAGAACTTCGGAGCGTGATATTTAAAGAAATGGTGCAGGGCGGAATCCCTGCCTCATTAATGGATTATATGCTCACATCTATTCTTGCAGAGGTAAGAGATCTTAAAGCAAAGGAATACTCAAAACGCATTATCGGTAAGGAGGAGTAAACGTGGCTGATGTAAAGAAATATACGGATCAGATCGCAAAGGCCCAGAAAGGCAGAGACGTCCGTGATTCAATCGTCAATGCGATCAATGCGGTATCAGACGAAAACAACGAATACAACCAGGTAAAATCGGATATTCTTGCGGCAAAGTCTGATATTGCAGCGAAAGTGGCAAAGAACGAACAGACAGAGCAGACATTTGCAGCAGATGTAAAAAAGGCGGAAGAATTAAAACAGGGACTTGATACAGACATCACCCAGGGAAACACTCTCAAGAGTCAGCTGGATACTGCAGTTAAAACGGCAGACACCAGTAAAAAGAACCTGGACGCGTCAAACACAACTGCCGGACAGACCAAAACTGCTTTAGATGGATCAGTCAGCACCGCGCAGACTTTAAAGCAGGGCCTTGACTCAGATATTACTCAGGGGACAACACTGAAAACCGGTTTAGAATCTGACATCACCCAGGGAACAGCTCTCAAGAGCCAGCTGGATGCTACTGTTTCTACTGCGAATACAACAAAGAAAAATTTAGATGATTCCAACATGGCAGCAGGCAAAACCAAGACCGCCCTGGATACATCGAATACAACCGCAACCAAGACAAAAACAGATCTGGACGCAACAACTAAGACCGCAACCGAAACAGATGCAACATTGAAAAAAACAATTGCTGATATGGATGATCCGCAGACAGAAGTGGGTGCGATCATAGAGTCCGCAAAAACCGAAGCTAAAAAAGCAACGGAAGCCGCAGACGCTGCGACAGCTGCGACAAAAGCCTTGACAGCGCAAACAAATCACATAACATTTCAGATGAACTCCGAGGACGGAGGACTTGACATTGTTTATACAGAATAATTAGAACTTGTAGCAAACCTGCAGGTTCTTTTTATATACAAAAATAAAGGAGGAACAAACAGAAATGGCAACAGGAGACCAGACACTCATTAATTTCCCACGCGAAAGCACTATGAAAGAAATTTCACAGGCATTGCAGACAATGGCACTCACCCAGGCAGCAAACATGGAGAATTTATCAGACTGGGCGAAATTCAGCGGACTTTCCAGAAACGGGATGATTCCAAAGATTTTAAATTATGGAGATCAGATCCTCGAAAAATGGAAAGACACTGCAGCAAATCAAGAATACGACTTCCCGTGGCAGTACACACATTCTGAAAATGTAGAGCTGGAGGACGGAGAAGTTATTCCAGGAACATTCCTGGAAGCACATTACACAACTCCGTTCGGCTTACAGTTTAGTAACCGTGCATTCTTGCGTTGTCCAGATGGACTGGCAGCAGGGACCTATCATTTGATGCTGCAGCAGAACTGGGGAAACAATGCAAAAGCAAACACATATTGGCAGTTTACTTTAACTAAAGACGTACCAGCAGGCGGATCAGTATATGGATTCACACAGATGCCGGACGTTGCGCCGAGCAACTGGAAAGCAACATCTTACGCTGCAGACGGAATCACCACAATTGAAACCGTGGCAGTTACATCCGGATCAGACGGAACAGATCTGGGAACTATGCAGTACGCAACCAGAAACGGAAACCTTAATAGTATGCAGGAATCAGCATACGGCTGGAATCGCTGGAAATACTCAGCGGCCCGTCAGTGGCTCAATTCTACACAACCAAAAGGGAAATGGTGGACAAAACAGGACGACTGGGATATTGCACCGAGCCAGCTGGCCACAAAAGATGGATTCCTCTGCGGAATGCCTGCTGATATGCTGGCAGCATTAAAGACGGTTAAAGTAACCACCCTTGCGAATACCGTCAATGATGGTGGCGTGACAGATATCACATACGACAGAGTATTCCTTGCATCCATGTCTCAGATGAACGTAAACATGAGCAAAGAGGAGGGAGCAGTTCACGAATACTGGCAGCGGAGAACAAATTCCAAAACACCAATTGAATCATGGAAAACCTATCCGATTATGATTAGATATTCAGCTGCGAACCACACATCACCTCAGAGTGTGTTTTCTCGTTCAGCTAACCGTGGCAACGCTAACAACGTCATGAATGTGAACGCCAGTGGCAACGTCAACAACACGAACGCATGGAACTCGAATGCGTATGCCCCGATTGTCTTCCTAAAAGCATTATGGTTATTGCATAGCAATGATCGCCTTGAAGATATAGACAAGGAGCCGAAATCCCTGGCATAAGCCTAAACAATACCGCGGATAATCGAAAGAGACAGCGCGTGACTCACACGAGCCTGCCAGCACTGAGAAACTGCGGAAATACAAAAGATGAAAGACTATATAACAAGTTATGACAGCTTGTACGAATCCATGATGAAGTGTAAGAAAGGAGTAACCTGGAAGCCCTCTGTTAAATCATTTGTATTGAACGGAGAGGAAAACATACTCCGCATGAAACACCAGCATCAGGACGGAACATGGAAGAATGGGAAACCTAAAACAGTTTTGGTTACATATCCAAAACGCCGGGAAGCTCTGAGCATTCCGTTTAAGGATCGCATATATCAAAGGAGTATCAACGACAACTCCCTTTATCCTCAAATGACACGGGGATTCACTTATGCAAACTGCGCCTGCCAGACAGGAAAAGGAACAGATTTTGCAAGGGGATTAGTCAAAAGATACTTATGGAATTATTTCTGTAATTACGGCCTGGACGGATGGATAGTTCAAATTGATATTCACGGATATTATTTGAATATGCGCCACAGTGACGTAGAGAACCAGATCGCAGACAGAACAGACAAAGATACGACAGAAATGTCGTGCGGAGTCTTACGGGATCAGTACGCTGGAGAGACCGGATACAATCCCGGATCGCAAATGGTCCAGATCGCAGGGATCTCTCTTTTAGATCCTGTCGATCATTACATCAAAGAACAGCTGCATGTAGAATATTACATAAGGTATATGGATGATTTCTGGATCCTTGTCCAGACCAAGGAAAAAGCGGAAGAGGTTTATTCCGAGACGATAAAGAAACTCCGGAAATATGGTCTGGAGATAAATGAAAAGAAATCCCATATAACACCGCTTAGAAAAGGATTCATATTCCTGGGTTTCGATTACCGGTTAACAAATACAGGAAAGGTGATTATGACACTAAACTCAGACAGCGTAAAACATGAGAGGAGAACCCTCGTAAGAATGGTACATAAATCTCAGAAAGGGAAGCTGGAAGAGAAGAAAGTAGACGAACATCACAACTCCTGGGAAAACAATGCTGACAAAGGTAATTCGTACAAAATGATGCAAAGAACAAACGAATACTTAGAAAAATTGAGAAAGGGTGAAAATCATGGAAGTAAGAAAAATGTCTCAGACTCCTGCAGAAACAGCGGAGGACGAAAACCTCAAAGCAACCGTGGAAAAGCAGAAAAAAATCATCGAAAACCAGAAAGTAACGATTCAGTATCTGGCAGCAATGACAGATGTTTATATTCCGGAAGAGGAGGAAGAGGAAGATGTACAGAATTTTATTGAAAATGAAGAAAATGTATAACCACGAAGACTGGCTGAAAATGGTAGAACAGGCAAAAGAGCGCGGAAAACTCACAGAAGATGAATATAAAAAGCTCACAGAGGAAGAAACATGAGTATCTTAATGGATGTATTAATGTACTTTGCAGGGACAGCCACCGGAGTATTGATTATGTGCATCCTGCAGTTATGCCGGGAGGACAATGATAAGTGACAAAACTTCAAATCATCTCAAGACTCTGGTCTGTAATTTATGACATAAAGCTGAAAACGAAGTCTCAAGACGAAATCGACAGAGAGTTGGATGTTCTGGAATACGAATGCAGAAAATACGCAGACACAGAAGATATAGGAGATTAGAATAATATGGGAAGAATCAGAGCGGAGCCTAAAAAGCTCTTTTTATTTTGCATAATATAAATGTGAGGAAAGGAAAAATGGAAAACGAACTGATTTCAAGGGCGGAGCATGAGGAGTTTCGCAAAAGAATTGAGGAAGAAGACAACCGACAGAACAGACGGATTGAAATTCTGGAAAACAGTGTTCGGCAGCTCCAGGAATTAGTTGCATCTGTACAGACACTTGCAAATAACATGGAGAACATGGTGAAAGAGCAGGGACAGCAGAGCGCAAGACTGGAAGCTCTTGAGTCAAGAGACGGGGAAAAGTGGCGGACAGTAACAAGTTACTTATTAACAGCTATATTAGGTATTGCAGTTGGAATTATTGCAAAACAGTTTGGATTATAAGGAGGAGCAAAATGTTTAAAAATTGCGTATTTAAGCCAAGCGTAGACACAGTGAAATGGTGGAAGAAAGCAGGAATCAGAGCTGTAAAGACAATGGCGCAGACTGCAGTGGGCGTGATCGGAGCTGGAAGCGTGATCTCTGCAGTAGACTGGAAGATGGTTGTATCGTCCGCAGTGGTGGCCGGAGTTGTAAGCCTGCTCACAAGCGTTGCAGGAATCCCGGAAGTAGAGGCAGACGAAAACCTGTTTTCTGACGGAACAAAATAATTTTGCACAGCCCGGTATAATGCCGGGCTTTTTCTGGAGGTAAATATGGAAATCAAAGGAATTGATGTTTCCGCCTGGCAGGAAAATATTAACTGGGATACCGTTGCAGATTACGGAATGGGGTTCGCTATTCTCCGGATCACAGAAGCCGGGAACGTTACAGATAATTATTTTGAAAAAAATTATGCAGCGTGCCAGGAACATAACATTCCAACAGGAGTATATAAATACTCTTATGCAATGACAATCCCAGAGATTGAGTCAGAGGCACAGAAAATTATTTCTGTATTAGCTGGACGGAAATTGCAATTTCCAGTCTGGTTAGATCTTGAATGGAACAATCAGAGAGCACTTGGAGCTGAAAGTCTCCACAAAATGACAGAAGCATTTGAAAAGATTATTGTTAATGCAGGGTATAAGTTCGGAATCTATTGCAATGTAGACTGGTACGAAAATGTAATATGCAGCCATTTGAAAAAGTATGAATTTTGGGTAGCACGCTATCCACAAAACGATAATGGAACATTGCAGGAACGCCTGCGCCCAGACTTCGGAGTAGGATGGCAGTACTCCAGTAAAGCAAAGATACCGGGAATTGCTGGAACGGTAGACAGAAACATATTCTACAAAGATTATGCTGTACAGAAAGGAGGAATCAACATGGATAAAGCGATTGAGAAAGTTATAATGGTTGCAAAAAATGAGATTGGATACTTAGAGAAAAAAAGTAACAATCAACTGAACGACAAAACCGCAAATGCAGGATCAGCTAATTACACAAAATATTGGCGCGACGTTTACCCAGGATACCAGGGACAGGCGTGGTGCGCCTGCTTTGTGAGCTGGTGCTTTATGAAAGCGTTCGGATTAGAAAATGCAAAGAAACTTCTCAAACATTGGCCATATGTATACTGCCCGACCTTAGGAAACCTTTTCACAAGGAACGCAAACCCGAAAGTAGGAGATATTGTGATCTTTTACCGCGGAGGAACTTTTACACACACAGGAATCGTTACAGCAGTAATCGGTGACAGATTCTATACGATTGAGGGCAATACGTCGGGAGCATCTGAAATCGTAGCCAATGGTGGAGGAGTATGCGCGAAAAGCTACCTGAACAGCAAGCTCCCTGGAACAAAATTCTGTACACCAGATTACAGTATTGTTAATGGAGAGACAAGCAACACAAAGGAAAATAGTAACACAGTAACAGGAGGTAAATACATGTTTGAACCGGAAACAGTACAGTTAGGAAGCGCAGGAACATCCGTATTGCTTTTGCAGGAAATTCTTGTTGCAAGAGGATTCAAAGGAAGAAACAGCAAAGTTCTTGACCTTGACAGAGAAGCTGGGGACAATACTATTTATGCTCTTAAAGCATACCAGAAATCAAGAAATGGAGCCTTGGAAGTAGATGGAGTATGCGGACCGGCAACATGGAAAGATCTTATTGCTATCTGATTTAATAAAATAGTGTTATAAATTAGTAGTAGTAACTGATGGCAACCCACAGATAGCCCAGATAGAGAAGACAATCGGCTGTAGTCGTTTTCTCTATAACCGGATGCTTGCGGATAAGATCCGTTATTATCAGGAAGAAAAAAAGATGCTGAAAAATACGCCGGTTGGATATAAAAAAGAATATCCATGGCTGAAAGAGGTAGATTCTCTTGCGCTGGCGAATGTACAGTTAAATCTGGAAGGGGCTTTCCGGAAATTTTTCCGGGAACCGGGAGTGGGATTTCCGCATTATAAATCAAAAAAACATTCGCGGAAATCCTATACAACGAATATGGTAAATGGGAATATCTGTCTGCAGGACAGGTTCCTGAAACTGCCAAAGATGCAGCCGGTAAAAATAAAACTCCACCGTATGATCCCGGAGGGATGGAAGCTGAAATCAGTGACTGTGAGCAGGGAACCGTCCGGAAAATATTTTGCCAGCCTGCTGTTCGACTGTGAAAACCAAACAGCGGAGAAAAGACAGGCGGAAAAATTCCTGGGGATGGATTTTGCCATGCATGGGATGTGTGTATTTTCTACCGGTGAAAGAGCCGGATATCCCATGTTTTACCGGAATGCAGAGAAAAAACTTGCCCGGGAACAGAGAAAACTTTCCAGATGTGAAAAGGGCAGCCGTAACTATCAGAAACAGAAGAAAAAGGTTGCTT